GAAGACGGCTTTGTTGCTGCAATTGCTTCTGGGTCACCCGTAGCAACGCGCTGCTTAATATTTTCTACTTCAGACTTTAGTTGAGGAGTTAAGTCATATTTATCAGGGTTTGCGTATATTTCATGGAAGGGAACCATTTTCCCGTCAATTATAGCGTAGATCGGATAACCCTTTGCGTTGCGGGTTACTGCCGCCTGTTGTGAGGCAATTCTGGTTTTACGAGCCTCTTCCCCAGTCCTTTCAATGTCAGCCTGTTGCTTCTGCAGTGCGGTGTATGCCGCCGTTCCGCCAACGAGACCTTCGCCCAGCGCCCCGCCAAATGTCGGGCGCGTCGAGGCCAGCATCGAGCCAATACCGGCAATTGCAGGAACAAGAACGTCCTCGGTCAGCAGCTTATCGGTAAAGCTCTTTGAACCTTTCTTTTCCGCCGCCGAACTAATAACGTCTTTTGCAGTCTCAACTGCTCCTGCGGCAGGCGAGTCGGCGTACTTGGCGTCGATTGCCGGGTCGTAGCGACCGACCTTGGCCATGACGTCGCGGGCGTATTTTTCTTTTGCTGAACCGGCATTGTACGCCATCAGCGCCTCGGGGCTTGACGGATCAAGGCCGAGAGCCCGCGCCTTATTGGCCAGATAGTTTGCGCCGAACAGGATATTGGCCTGCGGGTCGCGAAGGCTCTCAGGGTCGACACCCTTCATGCCATACCCCGGATCCCGAGCGGTGCTGGGTTTAATCTGCGCCAGACCAATCTCGCCAACACTGCCGGTAGCGTCCTTACGGAAGCCACTTTCCTGCGCAATCTTTGCCGCAATGATTGACGCCGGAATACCAGTCTCAGCCGACGCCTTGGCAATCAGCGGCTGCAGTTCGCGTGGAACATTGAGGGCCGTCTCTACAGCGCCCTCCGCAGGCATGTCGGGATCGACGTACAGACCGCCAGTCTGCGCAGCCTGACGGGGAGCCAGCCCCGTGGCGACGTCCGTCGCACGCTTGTAGTCGAGCATCTCCAGACCGCCGATGTTGTGGACGGCGCTGCGGTCGCTCTCGGTCGTCATCAGGCCCATGCGGGTCTTGTTGTCGCCGTTGTTGTACTTGAAGGTATGCACCGGCTGGCCATTGAACAGGTGGCCAACGACCTCGTCGTCGTGCTTAACGCGAGGATCAGAGAAACCAAGGCTTCCTATTTTCGCGGCTATTGCAGCAGGCCCTAGCGCCTCCGCTGCTGCAACAGGAGCCGCCGCAGCAGCAGCACCCAATGCTTCAGCGCCGAGTGCGCCAGCCGCACCCGCGCCAGCGGCTTCAGCGCCCAATGCGCCGAGACCTGCACCTGCGGCTTCGGCGGCACCGAGACCTGCGCCTGCGGCTTCGGCAGCCCCCGCGGCCCCGGCAGCTTCAGCGCCACCGAGGATGTTACCAAGACCCGAGGCGGCCTTGGATCCGACGTCGTACAGAGACTTGCCAGTCTTTAGAAGATTGGTCAGTCCCGCAACCCCGCTGTCGCCACCCTGCGGACGATTGCTAGGCGGCTGCGCCGGGTTACCCTTCGGCTGGCTTGCGCCAGACTTAATGACAGAGCCAAGCAGGTCAGAGAAACTACCCTCGCTGTTCGGTGCTTTCGGGCCTTCGTTTGGACCGAAATCATCGTTGTCTTCGTAGGGAACGCCGCCTCTAAGATTATACCCAGTACGTCCGCCGCGGGCGAGGAACTCGAAGGCGTCTTCCGGGAATTTCGCCAGTTCAATGAAACGGCTGGAGTCGCCAAGGTCAATCGGCGTATCGCTCGCGGGGGCAGCGTACATGTCTTCGAGAGAAGAGCGCGCGGCGCTCGCCGGCGCAGTCGTCGCGACAGTGTTTCCGCCGGGGGCGGGTTTGGGCTTCGGGGATTTTGAGATCAGCCCCACGTCCTGACCAATGCCCTTACCAACCCGGTAGAGGTTCGCAAGCGCCTGACCGGTCGACGCAGCCTGCGCAAGTCCGCTGGGGCGGGCAGAAGGTGAATGCCCTGCTGTTGCCAGTTTGGCGACGGCGACCGGGCTCTTGGCCATCGAGGCGTAGCCGCCACCCGAGCCGGGTGTGCTCCCGCCCATGCCAGCCGGAGACTTGCCGCCGTACATCCCAATGGGAGCGCCAACAGCGGCGAGGATTGCCTGCCACGTCGCGTCAGTCATGCCGCCGCGAGCCATCCCCCCGCGTGCGCGTTCGGGGCGTCCGCCCGTGCCGTAGTAGCCGGGCCGATCAACGTAGCCGCCGCGAGCCCAGTTGTCAGACCAGACAGGCTCTTCAAACTTTGGCTCTTCAGGGGGCGTGATGATCATGGGCGACATATCGTTGCCCGCCAACTTGTCCATCAACTGCTGCCGACGCATCTGGCCGTACTGCTCGCCGCTCTCCAGCGGGCGACCATTGTACAGCGACGCAAGCTCTGCCTGCCACGACTCAGGCGTTCCAAGCGAATATCCTTCGGCCTTCGGCGCGAGCTGCGGAGCAATAGCGCCCGGCTGTATCGGGATGTTGCCGGTGATCATCTTGGGACCAGCGAAGTCCGGAGACGTGAATGCGCCGAGGCCCTGCAGCGGAGACGCGATAGGAATGCCGCGTAGGCCAGCGGGGGCAGCAATCTGCATGGGAGCCAGACCACCGCCGTCAGCCTTTTTGACAGCGCCCTTGGTGGCTTCCTTGTAATCGACAGTAAGAGCCTCCGCGCCGCCGAGGCCCGGAACCTTTGCTTTTCCAACGGCTTCCGGATGTTTCTTGGCAACTTCTTGCGCGGACAACCCGATCTGCGTGCGCGGTTCGCCCTTGTAGTTGAAGCTGTAAATGGTCTGGCCGTCGTTGGTTTTACCAACTGGGCGCATGTTCTCTTTCAGACGCTCGTCCGAGAAGAAGCCCGCAGGCTGCGTCGTCGTTGTCGTGGATCCAGACAGCGAGCCGGTGCCCATCGCAATGTTGGCAAGGAACTGCGCCAACTGGAACGGATAGGCACGCTCCTGCTGGAACTGGTTGTATAGCGCCTGCAGACCCGCCTGCTGCGTCTGCTGCTCTGCGGTTCCAACGCCCATCTGAGCCTGTGCGCCCGACATGGCGGCCTGCTGTGCGCCCGTGCCGAGGCTGGCAAGAAGGTTCGCCTGCTGCTGGCCAAGCCCTGCCTGCTGTGCGCCAGCGCCAAGAAGAGCCTGCCCCGTGCCAAGCTCCTGCTGATACTGCTGCTGCCCAAGGCCCGCGAGTTGCTGCGCGGCAGTGGCCCCCTGACCAAACGCGGTCTGGCCGAGATTGGCCGCCGTCTGTGCGCCAGTAATTCCCTGCCCGTAAAGCTGATTTGCAAGTGCAGCCTGCTGCTGCGCGGTCCCAAGGCCCTGCGCAAACTGCTGCTGACCAAGCCCCTGAATAGCCTGACCATACCCCATGCCAGCCTGCAATGCCTGTTGGCCTAGCGCGGCCTGCTGCTGTGCGGCAGAGAGCCCCTGACCAAACTGCGTCTGGCCAAGACCAGACAATGTCTGAGCACCCGTAATGCCCTGCCCATACAGCGCCTGCCCAAGCCCCGCCATCTGCTGCGCTGCACCGAGCTGCTGACCGTACTGCTGCTGACCGAGGGCCGCCAACTGCTGACCAGCCGCCTGCTGGGCGGCGCGATTGGCCTGCTCCGCCGACAGCCCAAGGCCCTGCTGCTGCTGGGCCGTTTGCAGAGCCTGCGAGTACGCCTGCTGATAGAGGGGGGCGAGCGCCTGCGCCTGCGCGAGACCCTGCTGCCCCTGAAGAATTGCTCGCTGTATGCCAGCCCGGTCACCGCCAAATGCTCCGGCCCGGATGGCTTCGGCCTGCTGCTGCGACTGCTGCTGGCCAAACTGCTGCCCCAGCGCCCGCTGGGTCGCCTCGACAACGTTTTGCGTGTAGGGGCTCATATACTGCTGTGTCTGCAGGGCTTCTGGGCCGACAGCGCGGCTACCCTGCAGAGCAAATTGTTGCGCAGCCTGATTGAGCGGGTTCGCGGCGGATAGAGACCCCTGCGTGCCGGACGTTGCCTGCTGATAATATGGAGATGCGGCACCCTGCGCGGAGAGAGCAGACAAAAATGCTGCAGCGTTTGCGGGCATTGCTCCCATCTGAGCAGCACCAAGGCCCTGCGTCGCCGCCTGCATGTACGGCTGCATGGCGCTTACGCCTTGACCGTAAGCCTGCCCGGCGGCAGCGTTAAATGGCTGCGCACCAGCCTGAGCCGCAGAGATATTCTGCTGGGCCTGCCCCTGCAGCGGAGCGGCTGCCCCCTGAGCCCCAGCAAGAGACTGCGCCGCAAATTGGTTAGCCGCTGCGCCCTGACCAAGGCCAGAAGCCAACTGCTGCTGCGCCTGCCCATAATAAGGCTGAGACGCCTGCGACGCGCCGGAGATGTTCTCGACACCTTGCTGGAATGTTGGCTGGCCAGCGCCAAACGACTGCTGCGCTACGTCGGTGGCGGCCTGATAGTAGGGCTGCGCCGCTCCAGCGGCCTGATTGATGTTATACGCCGCCGCCTGCTGCGTCGCCGTCATGGGGGCGACGAAGGCGTTGGGGTCTCCAGAATATTGTTGGAATGGCTGTTCGGCGACGGTCTCGGCGCGAGCATTTACCGCATTGTAGCGAGCAAGTACCTCCGGGGGGATCTGCACCTGCTGTGTAGTAGTTTGCGACTTGCCACCGCCCATACCATTTCTCCGTTTTCCGGCCCCAGCCGGTCAACAGGAGGCGCTACTCCGCCGCCTGCTTCCACTCGCCGGTTTTCTTCCCGTACAGGAAAAAAGCGCCGGACGGTTCGCCAAAAATTCGCCGATACATCCTGACTTTCCCCTCCGTCCTTTGATTGGAAAGGACGCCAATCGTGAGGGGCATGCCAAGCTCGTCAGAGACCTTTTTAGCAAAATCACATAACTTTCTAGCTCTTCCGCCACTTGCCGCCCTGAAATCAGGGTGAATGAACACAGCGCGTTCTTCTAGAATTTGGTGGTCACTATACCATATGTTGCCAATTCTCAAAAGGATTGCACCTTCAGCCGGTCCGCCGGGCTCGCTGATTATGCCGATAATGCCTTTGTCGCGGTTCAGCGCGGGCCAAATCTCGTACAGCAGCTTTTCCGGGTTTGGCGAGACAAAGCCATTTTCTTCGCAGGCGGCCATCGCAAGAGCCATAATTTCATCCAGATCGTCCGGAGTCCCCACGCGGACAACCAGATTATTTCTCTTTTCACCCTTTTTCTCAGCCAAGTGACCCTCTCCTCTAGTCTTTCTTGGGTCCGGGCAACTTCTGAAGCGTCTTGATTGTTTCAGAACGGGTGCCCTTTACCCACTCATCCAGAGCCGCGTGGCCCCGGTCCATGTCGCCGTTGCCGACCCACATGACTTCTTCTGGAGACAGGACGTATTCGCCGCCGGCGGCGACAATAGCGACCGGATCCCCCTCCTGTTCAGCGCCAGTTATTGCAGCGCCTCCCGCATTCTTAAACATAATTTTGACGGCGCGAAAGCCAGCCATGGTGTTACCCTCACCCAGCGCCGAAACAATATCCGCCGGGATGACATAAGCGCCGCTCGGGACGTGCATCGGCAGGTGGTCCGTGCGCCCAGCCACGGGGCTGTGAATAGGGCCGACGTGCAGCTTTTCCGGAGCGCCAGTCGGGAGAGGGGCCTTTGTGGGGCCACCGGTCTTTTTCTTTTCCGGATCGTCAATCCAGAACATCTTGTCGACATTCAGTGAATTGACGTGCGGCAAGCCTTTCGGAGCCGGAGCCAAGTCGCGAAGTTCTTTCGGTACGTCATTGACGTTTGGCATTTTCGCCTTTCCGCCAGACTGTCGCGCCTTCCGCGCAGTTTCAAGCGCCGCCGCGACAGCCTGCTTCTGCGGGTGACCAGCCTTTACCATTTCCGAAATGTTGGAGCTGATTGTCTTCTGAGAGGAACCGTGTTTCAGAGGCATGGCTACACCGTCAAGTTATAGAACGAAAGAGCGCCTGTTGCACTGCCAACCGGACTGTTGTCTATACCCCTCGCCGCAAGAGTGTATGTATCGCTTGCGGCAAAGCCGTTCCCAGACAGAGATGCAGTATATCCCAGTTGCATATCAAAGTTATAGCCTGTCGGCACATCGGCGCTAAAGGTGGATTGAGCGGCGTCAGACGCGTATGAGGACCGAATAATATTCTCCGCAACCGTGGTCGCCGATGTCGCAGAAAAATCAACGTCAACTTGGCCTCCAGCCAAAGCCGTCCCGCCCCATGTAGCGCCAGTCAGAGTAGCGTTCTTTATCAAAACAACCTCATAGCCCGTCGAACCGCTAGATGTTGGATAGAATAGAATACCTTCCGGGAGAACAATTGCCCCATAATAGGAGGAATTTACCCGAATTGATACAAGGGGAGTAAAAGTCAGCCCGGTGTCATTAGCAATCGTTGTGCCGTTGTTGGTGCGTCTGGCGACAAATCTCTGAGAAGTTTGTTGGTAGCCCGCTTCGGAAATTACCGTGGAACAAATCATCTGTAGCGTCGCTGCCGCCGCAGTTGTGCCGGTTGTCACTATTTCATAGCGAAGCGGCAAAATGGCTGTTTGCATATAAACAACTGTGCCGATATTGGCATTCTCAAACGTGTGGCAAACAACATATTGGCCGTTGATAACAAAACCGCAGCGAACATTCCCTACGCCTAACCACTCGAAATCAAACCACAAAATCTGTGTTTTTGTGAGATCTAGCGTGACGCCAGAAGGCCCAGACCCGTCGAGCTTGTCGCCATTCCAACTTGCCTGCGCGACATAGCGGCTATCGTCAACGGATCCGCCGGTGTATGTGCGAACAACAAACGTAACGCCGTTTGCGCCCTGCTCAAGGTAGACGCCGTTGTACGCACCAAAGTACCCAACCCGCTGACGTAAATTTGTAGCGGCCTCCGCCATACTAAATGTTTGCAGAGTCAATAAGCTCTTGCCCGGCTGATACGCTAATACCCGTTTTGACTGCGCCATGGATGTCGAGCCAGACGTTGTTGTAACAGACAGATTAACCGATGACTTATTCGTATTGTATGTGTTTGTCCCACCGGTTGCTGTAACGTAACTATACTGTTGGTCTGCCCTAAAACGCGACTGACTATCAAAGATAGTATATGGTTGAGAGATGCGAAGACGGCCAAATGCGTCTACTGTCCCGCCACCAAACTGCGTGTAGATGGCGTTGTTTACAGATGAACCATACGGAGGATAAACCGTTATTGTCATTGACCCGGCCCCCCTCCAACCTTGATGGTTACTGTAGATGCTGACGCTTGCGCCTGAACGCTCCCGCCAGTGGATAACACCTGTTGGCCCGTCCACTGAACTGTCGTATTGCCGGGTATCGGGGCATTGTAAAAGACGGCGTTTGCGGCCCCAGCGCTTTCACCCGACGGCACAAGACACACTGTAAATGTCGCCGGCGCTCCAGACGTATTGCAAATTTCTATATCGACAATGGCCGTCTGCCTGCCGGACGGGACAGCATATAAAGTCCCAAACGATCCGGTTGTTGCGGCACCGGAGCTTAACGGAGTGCCGCGAGAGTAATTCCACAACCCCGTAGCGGCGATGCCGATGTTGTTTATCGCAACGACGCCGTTCTTTTGAGTTGTTAGAATGTCGTCAAGTGACGCGGCCATCAGTATTTCCCATCAATCTGCGAGCGGTAGCGAATATTTCCAAGTCGCCAGAAAGTGTCAATGTCTGTGCTCTCCAGCTTGATAGACAACAACCGAGCACGGATACGGGGCGTGATAAACTTCGTCCCGGCGGTCATGATGTAGGGGCCATACTCTATAGGTGTGTCTCCCGGATAGTCTGCCCCGTAGAATGTAATGTTGACGTTTGCGCCCTGCGTGCCGCCGAAGTAACCCCACTTCATGTCTGGCCAGACCTGATCAATGAACATCTTCACGTCGGCGTCATTGACGGCGAAGTAGCCGGTCTGAAATGACGATACCATGGGGCTTGTGTCAGCGTTCTGGGAAGTCTCATGTTGGTAGATGTACTGATCAAGTGCCGCACCGATGGGCGGACCGAGGACGCTCTCGTTGATCCAAGCGGTGCGAGAAACATAGGGATTGTCATCCGTATTGAATCCGTAGTCCCACTGGTCGATCAGCGTGTTATATTTGAGATAGCCGTAATTTTCTCCCCCATTGCTTGTGGTTGGGAAGAACCACATGATCTCGCCAAAGCGACTGTTCGCGGCGAAGCGTATTTTATCAAGATTGTTTGTGTCCAGTTCCTGAAAGACGACGTCCCAGACGGGACAACGGATCGGCTCAACTCCGCCGCCAGCTAAGCGATAGAATTGACTCGGCCCCATCCAGTAGACTGCGCCGCCCATAGAGCCTGCGGCCTTTGCGCCGATTAGGCCGCATCCATTGCCGATCTCGTTAAACTGATAGACGTATGGTGGCCCAGAATACTGCATGGCCCAGACGCCAATGTCTGTCCAAATGAGCCCCTGCTGCGGCCCCTGAATACATTGGACGATGCGGGAACCCTTTGGAATGCGGTAGGATCCTGCCTGATTGGTGACAAGCGCAATCCATGAATTGTAGTTGTCGACGTCGCACCAGCGAATAAGGAGCGGATCCTTAATACCTGTGAACGTAGAGCCCCACGCAATAATCTGACGCTGCGGCATTGCGACAAACATACCGTCATTGACCGAAGGAGCGTTTGGTATCACTAGGGCCACGGGGTCGCCACTCGGCGGGCTCCACTGATAAATTGGGCCGTTGTTGGGACACGAGATCAGCGTGTCACCCCAATTATCGAGGGTCCAGTCGGTCGCATTTATAGGCGTCCCGGTTCCCGCAATTGGCGGAATACCCGATCCATACGCGCCCCCACCATACGGGCCAGTGCCGAACCCAGTGCCAGCCGGGATAGGACCAATTCCGTTGTAGAATATCGCGTATAGGTCTCCCCCGTTTTCAGACGCGCTCGCAGTTGCCGTTGCTTCCGTACTGCCAGCAATGGTGAATTGCGAGGAACTGATAACTCCGCGGACAATGTAATTCCCGTAAAGCGTAATGCCGCCAACAAGTGTCGCGATCAGCACGGGGAAGTTTACCCCCGCAACCAGTCCATGATCGGCAAGTGTCACGGTGACGATATTAGAGCCGCTTGTTGTGGCGTAGACGGCTGTCGCGCCGCCTCCACTAACTGTAGATGTGGCGTATTGTGGGTCGCCAAGAGCGTCCTTGGCATAGATTTCATACTGATTTGCCGACGCGCTTGAGTTGTAGACCTGATATTGACCAAAAAGAACAAGCCCCCCGACGCTAATCTGCGTCTTGATGTCAATGGCGTCATACGGGTCAGCCTGTCGGCCAGTGTCCGTTATGGTGACTTCGTTACTGCCGGCGACTGTCGAAAAGGCGACGGCGATGTCGACAACCGTTGTCTGCGGCGTGATGTCGTTTTGAGTCCCGGAGACAATAACACTAAGGGCCTGCCCGCCCCCCGCAGCAATGCCCTCCGCGCCAACGCCGAGATACGAATTGGCATTTGTATCTTCCCACGCCCAAAGGTTTCGGATGATCGAACCAATCGTGTTCGGAAAATATTTTGTCCAGCCCCCGAGCTTCTGGATGATTGCCCCGAGCGAACGGTCCGGAACGAAACGAACAAGCTGGCTTTCCGATATGGCCGCCTCATTGAGGGCGGGCGTCTTATTCTGATCGACGCCGGGAATGAGCTTTAGCGATGAGTGGGGCATTCATCACCTCGTCGGCGTGGCAAGGGGCGACGGGGACTGAGACGACCACGCAGATGCCTCAAACTTCTTCCGGACTTCCTCAGACAGAGCCCCCTTCAGCAGGGTCTGGTACTGACCCTCATAGCTCTGCGCCATGGCAGGATCGTCGGACTGTCGGCCAAAGTTTCGCTGGTATGCCGAAATATAGACCATGCTGGCCATAATGAAGAGGTCCGGCAAGTAGTCCGAGATGAATGTCGTCGTATTGGAGTCAGACAGGCTCGCGGGGCGCTGCGTGCCGACGATCTCTACATAATAGGTGTCATCGGCAAATGGGCCGACGTAGAACAAGTTGTCGTTGAACGGCGCAAAATATTTCGGAAATCCCGTGGCCGAGGAGGATCCGTAAACATTGTCGAGAAACTCTTTTGTCGCCGGGAGCAAGGCGTTTCGTACCCCAGCGTCAGGGTCAGACGTTCCGGCGGGGGTAATAACATTGATCTGCTCAGATACCACCAGAGTGCCGGCGGGGACAGTTATCGTGCGTGTTCCACTTGCTAACTGATAACCCGTCACTGCGGTCGAGGTCTGGAGCAGGTCGAGATCGCGGTAAATCCGGTTTTCGGCGTAGGTTATGGCCTGCGGCAGGACAATCAGAAAATCGGCGTTCGTCTCCTCGACCACGGCCATCGTCGCGATCTGGGTCTTGTAGGTCGAGTAAGTCAGGCCGGTAGTCATGAAATTCTCCGATAATGGCGCATAATATCACTTATTTACCGGCTTTGCACCACCCCTGACGCCGAGCGTTATTCACCTTAACCTCGACAATCGTCTGGTCAGTATCCTTTGACGACCAGCCAATTGGCTTCCAGACTTCGCAGACTGCCGAATTAGTCGCGACGATGCCCGTCATTTTCGCGCAACCGCTCAGGGTCACGGCTGACAGCATCGCCAGCGGCAATAGCATTTTGCGTGCGATTGAGAACATCCGCATTGTTTTCAGCCTCAATTTTCTGTTTAGCGTCCCTGCGCCCCTTGCCGTAGATCGTAAGAATCGCCGCCAAAAGACCAAGAACAGCCGCAGCCCAACGCATAATCGGGCTTACAAACCAGTTCATCAGCATTTTTTACCCCAAATCAGAAGGGCGATGACACACAAGGTTAGCGCAATGCTGATGGCGTCTCCCATAGATACAACGATACCTGTATTCATTACGAAGCCTCCTCGTCAAGGCGCTGTTTGCGCCAATACCAGATGCCAGCGGCGGCAACGACAATGACAATAAATGCAATCACCGCTGGCTTGCCAAGGGCCTCAGAAAGGCCAGAAACGACCCCATTAGCCTGCTGAAGAACCGGGATAACCTGCTGCGCAGCAGCAACCGCGCCAGCGCCGCCAGCGACAACAGCCGCATTGGCCTCTTTGGACTTGGTGATCTTCTTGCTGGCTTCGGGCGTATCAGGGGATGTCCGACCCTCTTCTTCGCTTTCAGGATTCGGCAGGCCACGCCACATCTCGGCTTCAGCGCGGCGGCGTCGCACAAGCCCCGGAAGCACCTTTCCACCGCCCTTGGTCCACTTCATCAGCTCTGCGGGGACTGCGTCAAAGCGCCCTGCGTTTACACGCTTCAGAAGGGTAGATTTCCCGAGTGCCCCCAGACCACAGTTAAAAGCAAAGCTGACCAGAACATCAAACTGGTTCTGCGAGAGATCAACTTTCACGAGATTTCCCACGCCTCGCTCAAAAACCGCAAGATCAGATTTCAGGATTTCGGTCGCCTTGGCGCGGGTGATCTTCATGCCGGGAGTAACCGTAGGCGCTCCGGCGGCAGACGTGTGACCGTAGCCAATAGTCCAAACCTTAGCCGGGCAGAGGTACGCAGTCAGGCGCATACCTTCAAATTCTTGGATCAGGGCAACGCCCGCGTCAGAAGTTTTCATGATTACTTGTCCATCTTCCCGTCAAGTTTATCAAAAATCTTTTGAACCATCCCCTCTATGCGCGACATTGTGTCGTGAAATTCGTCTTTGGAAACATACGATTTTGGCAAATCAATTTCAATTTCGTGAACGTCGTCTTTAAGTTTCTGGAGACTGTCCCAGACAACCCTCCCCCACCAGCCAATTCCGGCCAAAATGATCCCAAGGCCAAGGTTTATAAGGGTTTGCGCGTCAACTACCACTTTCAGTCTCCAAGGCGGCGGTGTAATGGTCCAAATTGGCTTTCAAGCGATCATCGTCCGGTGACAATTCGACGGCCAGCCAAATCGTGTGGCCAGTGGCCCCAAACTGCTGGATCGCATGTGTAAACGAGCGTCTTGTCTGTAATTTTCAGCGCACGCAGGCTCATGGCCAAGCACTCCTCCCACCGCTGCTGCTGATACATCAGGAGGGCCAGCTCGCACCAAGGCTCGCGGGTATTGGGAGCCTCTCCGCAGGCGGCAAGAAGCCACTTTTCGGCTTCTGTTGGATTTCCCGTCTCGGAATAACACTTGGCCATCATGCTCAGATATGTCTTGAGCGCGACTTTGGCGTCCTCCCAGCGTCGGTAAAACGTTAGTTCCCGGCTGTAATAGAAATAGTGCGTCGGGTCTCGGTCGTCCTCTTTAACCGCAACTTCCAGAATTTCCATGTACTGCCCCCGGCTTTTGGTCGGGTCCGGGTGATGGCTGACCAGTAGCTTGTCCGTTCTGGCGCAGACTTCGGTTATTCTGGCGTCTATCCGAATGTCTTCGTGGCACGGGTGGTGCCAATGATACCCGTGGCGGGAGTGGATCTTGTGGTAGGGGAAGCGAATGCCGCAGCCCCAGTCAAAGAGATACCAGAGGTTTGTGGTTTTACTGGGCTCCCAGACCCGCTCAATCTCTTCCCGCCACCCGGGTTCCATGACCTCATCGAGGTCTAGCGCAATACATATATCAATATCACTAGGAACAAGAGCGAGAGCAGCATTACGAGCAAGGTCAAACCGCCAAGGACTAATGTGAATAGAATGAACGGACGCGCCGCATTCCCGAGCCTTTTCAACAGTGCCATCGGTACTCCCAGTGTCAGCTATCAGGACAAGATCGGCATCCTCGCACGATGCGCAGAAGCGTTCAACAAATTGTTCCTCGTTCTTGCTGATCGCGTAGACAGCGATTTTGAGTCTTTCGGACATTCCCCTCTCCTAGAAAAAACAGCCCCGAAGGGCTGTTGTTCGTCTTATGCTGCCTGCTCTTCTGGAGGCGGCTCTGCTGGGGCAGGCATCTTGCTGTTGGCCTGCTGGACCATCTCCTGCACGAGGTTGTTAACCTCCGCAAACGGGCGCTGGGCGACCGCATTCAGAACGATGTTCCACTGCGCAACAGTAAGCTCAATGGCAACTTTAGCGTCTTCTTTATCCACGATAACCTCTCTACCAAGGAAGAGGAGGGGCAATTACAGGAGGGTTCATCGCGTCCTGTACCTGCTTCTCCACGTTTGCTTCAATGCTTGCGACCTGCTCTGGCCCCATATCATCCTTTACCCACCCAATAACTTGATCCTGCGTCAGATCAGCGTATGGGGTGAATGGTGCACCCGCCTCGTAAGTGACGGACTGTGTACCATATGCGGTACCAGCGTATTCGCCGTCAACGCCATTGCAGCGCCAATGCACAGTGAAAACCACATCCGTCTCGCCGTCGGTGGTCGGGTAGCAGTCCATCTGCTGTACAATCCAAGTGATAGTCGCAGCCATGTTAGATTCCTTCTAGTTGAGCCACACGGGCTTCAAGGGTTTCTATTTTTTCCTTGAGTTCCTTCACGGCGTTGACCAAGGCAAACGTAAGTGCATGTCCATCCCAATTCAGAATGTCTGTCTCCTCTCCGTCAAGCTCTCCTTTTATGGAGTTAACGCATTCTGGGAAGTAGACCTGCGCTTCTTGTGCGATGATTGAGATGTTTTCACTTGTTGTGTCTTCAAAGCCGCTATTTTCTTTGTAGGTATATGTAATCGGGCGAAGACTGCATACAGCGTCAAGCCCCTTGGTATATTCACCAGTTTCATTCTTTATGCGACCATCAGACACCACTGTCCAAACGTTGCTGGTAGGTTTTGCGGCGCTGTTAGTGGATAGCTGCAACTGATAACTTGGCGAACTCGTCCCAATACCGACGTTGCCTGCGCTGTCGATGCGCATACGTTCGGTGCCGGTAACCGTGGTGGTATTTGCTGCTGTATAAAAACTAATTATAGTCGCAGCGTTACCAGACCCACTGCCGCCGCCGAGATAGAGAGTATTGGTGCCAGAAGATACATAATGATGGACACCAAGAAACGGCTCTTCTGCATTGGTGTAATGCTTTACTCCGAAAAAACCCTGTTTTGCGGTTGCATTTGCTTCGGTTGTCGATGCAATAACTTTACCGACTACGGACAGTTTCTCAGTTGGCGAACTCGTCCCAATACCGACGTTGCCGTTGCTGTCGATGCGCATACGTTCGGCTGGACTTGATGTTGATGCGCTAGTGTAGAAGACCATATCATGAGCGTTGCCAGCACCATTTGTATTAACGCCCTCAATCATAACGGCTCTAGAGACACCGCCACCGCCAGACAGATACAGCTTACTGCCAGAGCCAACCGTGCCAGTTGCGCTGCTGTTCAGTGATAGCGTGTTGTAGCTGGTTCCGGCAGTCGTTCCGGCTACTATTTCAGTTCTTACGGCTGGCGCATTCGTCCCAATACCG